CGTGTAGTAGAAGCTAATGTTTGGAAAGCAGGTCTTAATTGACCTTTTGTAATGGCTGTAAACTTCTCTAAGTTCTCTAAATAGTTTTCTATCTCAGGTGTAGCAAAGCCTAAGTTGACACCTTTTAACGCCGATTCAAAACGTCTAGCTGCTACTTCATCTTCTTCAAAAGCCTTTACAGCAGCCTTACCAAATTGCACAACCTCACGTACAGAAAATACCGCTACTACTGTTTTGGCTAATGACTTAAACTTCTTTTCTAAAGAATTGGTTGCTTTCTCTGCATCTTGAAAACCTTTTTTCTTTAGTTCACCTGCAATAATGATTTTAATATCTGATTCAGTTAATGCCATTATGCAGCCTTCCTATCGCTTAAAATACGATTGGCTAGATTTCTTTTTGCCTTTTCAATTGCAATTAAAGTAGCGTTTAAAGCTCTGCCTTGATTGCGAGCATAAGCAGCATATAGCAAACGACCTGTAGATTTTCGGCCTCTGCCAGAATAATCAACAAGACCGCCAATGCCATTCATAGCACCAATAAATCTTGCGCCTGCATCTGGATTGTTGGAAGCAGCTCTAGGGTTTGGAGAACCTACGCGGCCTGCTGTTTCTATAATCGCGCCTGTGCGTGATTTATTAAACAAAGTAAACAAAGACACAAAGCCAGATTGATTCATGCGACTATTAGCAACTGAATAGGTTAAACCTCTACGAATAACTGTTTGATCATAAGATGGAAATGCCTGTTTTTTTCCTGGCACTCTTGGTTTGCGTTCGTATCCAGGATCATTCCAGTTAATTAAACCGCCTGGGGCTGTGCCTAAAACTTTAGACCTAGCATCTTTGATAATTGGCTTTAGAGCCTCGCGGATTTCTTTGTCCATTTCCTTCTTAATATCAGGAGCTAGTTGTCTTAAAGCTTTCTTAAGACCTACGACCCCTTCTATTATTACTGGCATGTTTCCTATCTTCCGCTTGTTTCTTAAGCACTTCTTGTATGGCTCTTAGCATACTGCTATCCATATTGATAAACTCGCTAGGCGCAATTCCTGTATGTACAGATAGCTGAGCTATGCGGTACGTATAGGAATCACGCGTTAGCCATTTGGGGAATCATCACCAAGAACTTCAACAGCCTTTAAAGTACCTAGAAACTTATCCCCAAATGGATAAACCTCAGGAGCATCTGCTCTCCGCAAACATTCCCATGCAAGCCAATAGATGTCGCTCTGCTTTTGATCTTCTCTGAAAGCACGATAAAAGCCTTTCTTAGCATACTGCTCAAAAGCATATTCAATGGATGGGGTAATCTCATGTACAGATTCCGTACCATCTGCCCTTACAACTTTTAGACTTGCCATTTTTGCCCCTTTGTTAAATTAGAACGTGCCGGTGTCGGCTATCGTTACAACAGAGTTTAGCGTAAAGGTGATGTCCTGTGTTCCAATATCGCCAACGCCACCATTGATTGGGGTCAGGTTATTGACCAAAATATCAAAGGTGTAAAGCGGATTGGTTGCACCGACAGCAGTTAGTTTCTCCTGAAGCATTTTTACGGCAACAGTTGTGCCAAATGCTGCGCGAAGAGTTGCCATTACGTTTGCTGCTGCTGTGTCATTCAAGAATGAAACAGTTAGCGTTCCAGATTCCAAGCCTTTTACAAACTTGTGAGCTGTATCGCCCATAGCGGTAACTTCAAGCTCATCTGCTGCCTGATTAAGTGTAACGCTTGTTACGTGGTCGCTCAGATCAACAGCGTTAATCTTAAGACCAACCTTGTTATTAAGAAAAACAGCCATTGCTATTCCTCATCTTTCTTAGTTGTTGGTTTTGGTGCTTTTTCGCTTAGCTCTACTTGGCCAATTTTGGCAAGGAAAGCCTCGCGTTCTTTGTCTACATCAGCCATGTTTTAGCTCCAATCGGATAGAACGCTGATTGATACTTCACCGGACAACAGATCTCCTGCTGTTCCGGTTAAGACCGCCGGGGCGCTGAAAGTGCCAATTGTATACGCAATTGAGGATGCTTCCAGCTTATTTACTATATTTAAGTAATAATCTTCAATGTTAATTAAGTTGCCTTGGTTATCAAACATAGGGGTTAACACTATAAGCTTAAAGTTGACCTTAGGCTTGATTGCTTTGTAATGGTCATTGCTTGGCTCAATATAGGGATCGCCAGGCTGTACCACGATGCTATTAGCAAGCGGTGTGGCAGGTGGGAAGGAAAACACCTGCCACGCCGCATCATCAGCTAGCGCGGTTGCGATTGTTCCCCGTAGGGTAGAGATTGCTGACATTATCCTACTTGACCGCCCGGCGCTAAGTGATCCGCAAGTAAACCGCGAACACGTGCCATTAGAGTATTGCCCATGCGATACGGCGAAGGTTGAAAATCTGGTGATATGCCACCAGCGTTTGAAGCTTGACGAGCCTGCCAAATGTCAACAGCAATCATAAGAGAAGCTAGGTTAACTTCAGGCAATGTGGCGTAATTATGAAATGTGTTTGCACCTGTAACTGACCCAAAAGGTTGTAACTTAAACTTAATTTGATCTGCTGCTACTAGCGCAAAAGTAATTGTGTATGAGCCTGTATCGGTTATCGTTTGTGATCCATTAAATGTCGCACCGCTGTGCGTAACTGTAACTGTCTGCCCGATGCTAAATTGATGCGGTACGTTTGTGTAAAGTGTCGCTAAATTGTCGGTTAATTCTGTAGCAACTACTGAAACTGTATTGAACCACAATTTGCTTTTTACAACGTTTTCTGCTGCTTGGCAGCATTCTTCCACTACTGCTGAGCTGTATAAAGCACCAATGCCAAGGGCAGAACGAAGTTCCGCTTCAGTTACGTATGTTGCAGGCATTGTCTTTCCTTTCTAATGTTAGCCCCGGCGCAAGGGCTGTGCGCCGGGGTAACTCTACGATCTAGTTAGTTAGATCAGGACTTGTTAAACCAGTTTGCACCAGCAGCAACTTTGGTGGCAAGTGCGCCAAAACCATAGTAGCCAAGGTCAACAGTTCCATCGCTATTCACATTTGTGCGTAGCTGGAAGCGTGGTGATTCATACCATGTGTATGATTCAGGGTTGATTACTGCCATTGAGTAATCAGCAGTTCCATCTCCACCTGAACCTGTGAAGTTACGTGATACGTATAGGTCAAGACCTGCAACAGTTCCACGTAGGCTTTGTGGTGATACCGCTCCACCTGCGTTTTGTGGGTTTGCTGCATTGTAAATTGGTCGGCCTGCATCGTTGTAGCTCATAATGTTTGCCCATTGATCAGGGGTAACAAGAAGGTTACGTGCAAAACCAAGTGATGCTGTGTAAACGGCGGCAGCTCCACTAGCAATATATTCTAGAAGACCTGTTGCGCTGTTTGCTTTTGCATTTGCGTTTAGAGTACCTGCGCCTTGGATTGCAGTAGCAACAAATGAATCTGTATCTTTTGCGTAAGCAAACTCCATTTGACGTACAAGCTCATCAAAGAAAGTAGGGCTGCTGCGCTCGATGAGTTCAACAGTTGTGATAGAACGGCCTTTGAATGGCTTTACGCTTACTGTAATATAAGAAGCAGTTAGCTGTGTATCAGCAATAGCTTGATTCTCATTAATTTGATCAACAGTTGGAACGGCTGTAATTTTTGGAATCTCAAAAGACATACCTGCATCAGGTAGAGTGCCGCGTGAGATTGCATCAATTACACCGCGATCTGCGTTAGATAGTGGGTTAACAATTTCTGTTAGCTGACGGGTTGGAATCATGCCAGGAGCAGTTGTTGTTTCGTTATCGGCAGCGCGAACATACATCGCTGCATCGTCATCGCCAAGGAACTTTGCACGTAGAGTGTTTTCAAGGTATTTAGCCTTGGTAAACTCTAAACGTGGCTTGGCATAAATTGGTGCTGTAACTGTTGGGCGCGAAGCTTCCACCGCAGGGGCTTCAACCTCAGGCGCAACGGCTACGGCGTTTGTTGTGTCTTCCACAACGGCCTCGCTTTCGTTTTGGGTTGTTATTTCTTTTGCAGCATCATCTTCAGATGCAGCAACGCTCAAAACTTCCGCGCTCTTAAACGCAGCAGCTTGAACAAGGCTTGTTTCTTCCATCTTGCTTTTTAGTACACGATATACGCCATTTTCGCGCTTGCCATCAATGACTTCAACGCCAACTGATAGGCCGCTACGTAATTGCTCAGATGCTTCAATTAGTGCATCTGTTCCGCGTGTCGTATTGCTAATCTTAAATGTTGCATACATGCCATCTTCATCTTCTCTGTAAGAAACCATGCGACCAATTGGCTTTTTTGCATCATGCTCTAGTAAAAGTTTTGGCTTAGGGCTATCTGGAATCTCAATTGATCCTTTTTCAAATATGACTTTGCCAGCAGATGTCTGCCCAATCTCACCATCAAACGGCACAATCTTGCCGGAAATAGTGCGCTCACTAATTGAGCATTCTAAATCGCTAGTAAATGTTAGGTGCATTTTCATTTCCATTCGGTGATAGGTTTTCCATTTCCATGGCTTGTTCTACTGTAATTAAACCAAGTGATAACAGTTTCTCAATTACAGTTAATCTTTCAATTGCATTTACTGCTAGGAAAGCATCCTCTACATCAAACTTAACAATGTTAGTAGATGCTGTAATGTCATTCATGCTTAGTCGGCCTTCAATGGCATGCAAGTAAGGCGCTAGAGATAGAGAAACAAACTGCCTACGCTCATCTTGAACGTTAGAATACGTAAGGCTGTTATTCATATCTGCGCTAATGTAATATGCAGGCACATTCATTAAACGTGCTACTTGCGTACTCATATTTTGTATTAGGTCTACATAACCCATGTCCTTAGGACTAAAACTAGTCGGCACGTAATCTAAAGTGCTAGTCAGATAGGCTGTTGCGCGCTGTGATCGTGCCGACTTCCATGCGGCTAATATGCCGTCTACTTCTTCTTTGCTTAAATCTGCACCGGTGTTCTTGATAACACCTGAAGGCATTGGGGTTGCAGTTG